ATCACATTATTAACTAAAGCAGTGTTTGGAATCCATGAATTAAAAAACCTACCTTTATTGTCTGGAGCCCAAACAACTTCAGTATCTCTTTCTCCATTCTTCCAATAAAAATTACCTCTCATTATATTGCTTTTTATAGCGAAAGAATCATTGTAATCTATTTGCTCATATAATCTAGTAAGATTGAATAGTGTGTTTTTTGATTCATCACGAAAGGCATGTGATTCTGTTTTAGGAAACTGTCTATAGAATTCATTTAAAGCGTCTGGATCATTCTTTAACCCTTCAACCTCATTCTCCCAACTATCTAAAACTCCAGCCTCTATTATATCTCCATAAGAATCTTTAACTTGTTTTGTAGGTGTGTTAAATACAGGAAATCCATATTCATCTATATACCCTTCAAAGTTCCACTCCATTGGTATAAACAAACTGTAAAGACCAGACTGTGTTTGTCCATTTTTATTTCTTTGTGTAGCGTCTGAGTTTTCGTATAGTTTTTTAAAGTTTTCTCCACCTTTATCCAATGCATTAGATGTTGAACCCATCATGCATTTACCTATAACTCGTGAACCTAATCTTAATGTTGTTTTTGTAACCCTCCAGTTGTTGAGGATGTTTTCTGGTTTTTCCCATTTACCCGCTTCGTCGTGGACGAGGAGGGAAAGCTTCTCTCCATCATAGGAGTTATCTCCCGTGTTTTTCCAGTCGATCGTGGTGTCCAGTCCTTCCATCTCTTGAGGTCTGTCTTTTGAATCGAATCTTTTTCTGGTGAATTTTGATGCGGGAACCCTATAGGCAAGTTCTGTCTTTGGTCTATCCATACCGTCCTGTATTGGTCTGAAAAAGAATGGATAATTGATTGAAATTGGTACCACTTTATCTGTGAACATCTTCTTCGCATCGGCTCCAGATTTGGACAGTATCCCGTACCGTGAATCGGAAGATATGGTTGCCAAATTAACCGTCTCTGCGGATGCCATAAACGAAAAACCTGAACGTCTATTCTTGAGATAGCACATTCCATAACATCGTTTGTCTGCTTTACAAGCTTCCCAGAATATAAAGAATAATCTGTTTGCTTCCCTAAACTCTGGGTTCCCAATGTCAATTTTAGTCCACTGCAAGTACATGTAATGAGTGCCAGTAATATAAGTGCTAACGCCTTTATTTTTAAACCAATAACCCTCTTCACGCTTTTTAAATTCACTATCTATGTATTTATGCCACTTTATTTTAAAATCATCTGGTAAATCTCTCCAGTCAAATATACTCTTTATTGTCTTGAGTTCTTTTGGATAATCTTTTCTAGTCCACTTTTTTGTGTTTTCAACATCTAATGGTTTTGGCAATGCAATAATCAGGCCTTGAATAGAATAAATGTCGCCTATTTCTCCTGTTTTACTTATAACAATAACATCATACTCTTTATTATACCCATATGACCACAATTTTTTTTTATTGCGCTCTTTTAAAACCTTTTCAGGTATAATGTTTTTTACTACAGAGTATAGGGTTTGTTTATACATTACTTAGATCTTCTTTCAGCAAAACCACTAAAGCTTTCTTTTTCATCTTTAATAGGCTTATTTTCAATATAACTTTTTTCTTGCTCTATTCTAGACAATATTTCAAACGCATCAAATATAGCTAGCTTTTTTGTTGCTGCCGCATTCTTTAACCTATCCGCAGATACATCATCCTCTGTCCCTGTAACAATTTTTTCTTTCGCTACATTTATTAGTTCATTTACCGCATCATGACCTGCCTGTATTATTCTTTTTTTTATTTCATTTGTGTCATTCATCTTCTAATTCTTTTTGTAATGCTGCTAAAGCTCTCCAAGCTACCTTTGCAGTATGACGAATGCCGTCACTATCAATAGTCCCTGCGTCTATTAAGTGCCTAGTTAAAGCATCAAAATCATCATTAGACTTATTTCTATCCCAATGAAGAGGTTTGTCTGGATGGTGTTGTTTGTTTCCAGCTAAGGAAACTTTTGACACCTCTAGTATAGCTAAAGGAAAATACTTTAAAACACCAGTATAAACTGGTCTTTCTTTTCTATTCATAAATTTAACTTAAAATTGTACACACATCTTTAGTCCTCATTCTGTATAAAGTCTCGTTATTTACAACAAATTTATACTCACTGTCTTTACTAAAGTTTATTTTGGAATCTTCTTCAACACCCATACCTCTCAGCGAGTTGTTTGAGTACACAACAATACCTGTGTTTTCTTCATGACCTTCTTGATGAAGGTATTTGTTCTCAATGGATATAGGTTTAACAAAACAAAAATCATCTACTGAATTCCATTTCTCTCCATTATGATATAGGTAAAATTGACTTGGATCTATAAAATAGATATTGTCTTTAAAGAAGTTGGGAGACTTTCTTGGCCTCCCTTTCATATCATAATATATTCTAAAAACATTATGATGTACTACAATAATATCGCCTTTCTTTATATCTCCTTCGTAATAATTAGGGACACCAATAACCTCAGCGAATCTATTTACATTTTCGTGATTTTCTACAGTGGAATTAATTATAATCGTTTCCCCTGCAATCTCTATTGTATTTTTATATTCGCTTCCTTTTGGTTTAATTAAAAAGAAGAAAGGTGATTTCATTAAAAGTTTATGTTATACTCTACGCAAACAGGAACATTTTTATTAAATGATTTCCAGGGAACAACTTCGTCTTTACTTTTTATATAAATAACATAGGATTCTTGGTCTATGTTATACTCTATTAAAAATATAGTGTAATTACCACTCAAGACATCTTGCCCTACAATATAGTGCATCGCACTAGATTTATAGTCTGTTCCTATAGATATCTTACGTATTTGCATACTACTTAGACTCTTCTTCTTTAATATCTTCGTACTCCCCTGTAGAAATGTTTACAGTAACTTTACCATATTCTTTTTCAAGCTCGTCTTGAATCCCTCTAAGTTGGTTTTGTAGTTCCACACCATTATGAATTAATGAGTGCTTTTGAGTTTCTAAATTACCAATTTGTAATTGATTCTGGTTAATAGTGTTAACCTGCTCTTGCAATTGCTTTAATTGCTCTTCTTTAATTTTTGCCATTATATTTAATTTAATAATATTAATTAGTTACAAATATACAAATAATTTTGGTTAGATTTAAATACTCATGTTTATAGACGCAAAACCATATGTAGTGCCCATTGAGTTGCTAGAAACGATTTTTCTCCATGTATAGGTGTCAGATGATAACCATTGGGAAGATGCTCCGTAGCTAGTTCCATTTATAACTAAGTTGCTAAAAGATGGTTTACTTGTGCTAAATTTTATATATAAATATTCTGTAGTTCCAGTTTGGTACCATACACCTGTTATGGTTTTACTATTAAATATATAGCTAGTCATTGAGCCCATACTAGGAAAGTAGTTCGTACTACTACCGTAGCCATAAGCGTACCTACTAAAAATTGTATCACTTCTAACGGTTATAGTCGCACTAAAGTCATAAGCCGCTGGCACTGTAAAAGTTTTTTGAGCACCATAGTGAATGGTTGAGCCCTGTCTCATCACGGCTTTATACCTGTAAGTGTTGCTAGCTATTAACGAAACTACATCTTCACTTATACTTGATGAAACTGTTCCAGTTGAAGTTGAAACACCCTGTAGTTGATTCCATTGATTACCAGTGGAATTAACTATGTTTCCATTAGCATCGGTTGCAACAGAAGGAGGATAAGTGTAGCTGTTGTTATTGTAAACTATACCTGACTCATTACTAACCCCAGTAGTGTTAGCGTTTACTATATTACTATACGTAGTACCTGCTGCGTTTGTTGCGTATGCTCTAAATGAATTAGGTGTTGTTCCAAATGAGCTCTTAGTTAAACTACCAGTGAAACTAGTTGTTGTTACGTTAGACGCGTCATTTGTTGTTACTGTACCATTTGTAGAGACAGTGCTAGATACACTTTCTGAAAATACGCCTGTTACATCTATAGTGCTATCATCTTCAGGAACATGAGTTACACCAGTGTCACCTATTATGAACTGAGAAGTGTTTGTTTGACCCAACATTACAGCAAATCCTTTTGCAGATATAGTACCTTCAGTTGTAAAATCATCAGTTAATCCTTTGCTTGTTACGTTACCACTCATAGCAAGGCTACTTATGTTTACAGTTAAGGTGCTAGCTGATATGCTTGGCGTTATACCTGGATTATCAGATATAACTTGATTACCTGGACAGCTCACGGAAAACCACCACCCTGTTCCTTCTAATGGCGCGTTAACATTCATATTAGCTGTTGAGGCTGACGTGTTTTTATTAAACTCTATATAACCTCTTCCTCCCGTGTAAATACCTCCTTGATTATTCACATATACTTCTACAGTGTTATTTCCAAGTGCGGTTCTTAAATCGTTAGTTTGATTAGCTGCTCCTACATACCCATCATAATTACCAGAAGAACTCCCACTAATGTAAGTGTTCCCGTTCCAAGTAAATTCAAACCTATCAGGAATGCTATAGGCTTGGTAGTCTATTCTAATGATACCAGTTGTTGTTCCTAAATTCACAGGATAATTAAACTCACCAAATTCTCCTGACACATAAGCTAAATTACACGCTGGTGCCGCAAAATCATGATCGTAAGAATAAAACTCACCCATACCATAACCAGGGTCATTATCAGGGTGAGAAGGACTTATGGCGTTTGTAACATCATAATTTTCAGCGCCACCACCTAGAGTAACCTCTTTTAAGCTGTATGGGCCATAACTAGTATCTACGTCAGTATAGTCGTTTTCTAATTTTTCAGCCGCTATAGCCGCTAAACTTAAACTTCCAGTTGCAGGTACTGCCATATTATTCCCAAGGTTTTATCATGCCTACATTTGTAGGTTGCTTCATGTTGTTTATAAAATCTTCTAAATGATTTTTGTGTCCTTGATGGATAAGATGACCTTCTACCCAACCAATAACTTGATCTTCGGTTATATCTTCAAAAGGAATAAAACCATCCTCGTTTAAAGATACCGTCAAATGTCCCATACTATTATGTGTGTATTCTCCATCTACAGCTACCACTTCAAATTCTACTTCAGTTATAACGTCAGATAAATCTCCTAGTGTTGGTGCTCCTTTTAAACCTATTATGTTTGTGTTGTACGTAATTGCCATTATTTTATTTGTTTTTTAAGTTGTTCTACTTCTGCTTTTAAGTCTTTTATTGCTTCTATTAGGTATCCAGTTAAGTTACCATAAGCTACTCCTAATGTACCATCATTATCACTTACAAGTTCAGGTGCTACTTTTTGTATTTCTTGAGCTATAACTCCAGAGCTTGATTCTCCAGTATCTTTTCTATCGAAACTAACTCCTCTCATTTGAAGCACTTTACTACCGTCTAATGTTTTTACATTTTCTTTTAATTTAGCATCTGAATAAGCTATAACATCTCCAGCAGCTGTTAAATCTCCTACAGAACTTATTGTGATCTTATTGCTTATCGTTTCTGATCCGTTATTTGCCGCAGAACCAGTACCTATATAAAAACTAGAATTAGTACCACCACCACCCGCTTGGAACCTCCAAGGATAACTAGTAGCAGCCGCACCAGTTGGTCTGTAGAACATCATTGTAGGGTTTTGGTTTGTAGTAGCAGGTAATCTCACTTCTGAATTAGCAAAAGTAGAATCTAAAGCAAATTTTGCAGAGCCAGTAAATGTGTAAGTTCCAGAAGCAGTGTCATCTGCATCACTTCTTATAAATGAACTTGCGTGTAATCCGTCTACATAATCTGCATCCATTCCTGAACCACTACCATCATTTGATGAGTTCCAAACCTCAACTTCTGATGATTGTACATATCCTACTGGTGTACTAGTAGACCCACTGTCGTTTGAGTATGTCGTTATAGATCCATCACTTATATGTGCAGTTGCTGTTAACTCTGCATATTGACCATGTCTTATATAGATATCAGTTTGAGTGGTATTTACATCTAGTTGACCCACTTCAAGTACAGCCTCAACAGAAGTACCTATTGTAAAGTTGTAAAAAGTTATATCGTAATTTTGATCATTGTTTAGTTGACCTACTATTTTACCAAATGCAGGAAATGAATTGTCACTATAACTACTTTGTCTCCCTGCTATTTCTATAACAAACCTAGTAGATTGAGTTCCTGTAATTCTTGCTATTCTATGACAAAAATCTGTACTACTCGATGTATTATCTAATGCTCTCCAATTATAAAACTTCGCATCACCGTCAGAAGAAATACCTTTAGAAAAAGTAATTAGTTCTGATGCAGTATCAGCAGAAGTAGCACTTATGAATGAAGAAGGTGTAAAATTTGCAGATGTCCAAACATCATAATAACTACCCCAACCCTCACAACAATCTCTTAATGCTCTTATTTTTATTTTTCCTTCTCCTGTACTATGCCAACCTGTAGATATCTCAAAACCTAGATTTGCTGTTGGCATTACTTGCAATGTAGCATCGTAAGTGAATGGTCGATCAGAACCAGTACTATACCCACTATAAGCCCAAACACCTGCTCCAAAATTACCTCTATATGTACTATCGCTACTAGGAAGATTACTTTGAACATAATCAAAGCTCGCACCTTTACCGCTTGCCGCAGGTATAGAAGGTTTGTTAAGTATTAGTGCATCTCCAGATGTAGCGTTCCAATCTGATTGAACATTTTGTTCTGCATTAGTAGGTGCAAAGGTTGTAGGAAGAGCAGAGATATCTACTCCATCAACCGTAGCATTAGCAGCCATTACAATATTACCTGCAAAAGTTGAAGTACCATTATAACTGACTCTAAATTGCTCTGCTAAACCAGTACTACCACCTGCGTTATTATTTCCGACAGGGGATGTGTAAACTACAAAAGAACCAGCGCCTTCTTTATCAATGCTGTCTGCATTTGCATCAGGGCCAACCTGTGCTCCTATACGGACTTGTGGTGTATAGTTAGCATTAGTATCTGTAAACTTAAAATCTATAAAAGATTGTTGTTGAGCGATGTCACTATTTTCATTATGAAGTGTTAAGAAACTTTTACCTGTAGTAGTTCCCCCACTTGTGTCTTCTTTAATTGTAATAAAATCATCAAATTGACCACCGTTTGCTTTAGATACAAAATCTGTATCATTACTATCATCTCTCCATGCTGGATTACCAGAAGCATCAGTCTTCCATACTTTATTAGCAACTGCACCTGGCGCTGCAACATAACCTGCAACATTTAATGAGTTAGCATTCCAAGTATTTGTATCAGTATAGTTTCCACTATGAATATTTGTAGTACCTTGGTCTGTCGTCCAATCTATAATAGCGTTTCCACTAGGAATAGTAGGTTTGTTAAGTATAAGTGCATCGCCACTTGTTGCAGTCCAGTCTGACTGTACGTTTTGTTCAGCATTCGTTGGAGCAAAAGTAGTTGGTAATGCAGATATATCTACTCCATCAACCGTAGCATTAGCAGCCATTACAATATTACCTGTAACTGTTAAATTACCTGATACATCACCATTACCGTTTATATCCAGACTAGTACCCTCTAATTCAGTACCACTTATTTTACCCGTACTTGTTATAGCGCCAGAAGCAATAGTTCCTGTAAAAACATTTTGGGTTCCCTCACAGTAAATACCGTAAGAGTCGACATCTTCAGTTCCTTGATAATCACCATAAAATAAATATTGATTTGATGTTACAGGTGTACTACCTTCGTTGTTATCAATAACAATTCTACATCCATACATGTTACCATAGTTCAAGGCTGATTCTTCGTCAATTTGTATTTCACCATATATGGCATGTAAAACTTCTACATCGGCGTTTCTATTGTTTGCTATAGTTACTGATCCATGAAGTGCATAAGCGTTGTCTACATTTCCATAGTCTTGCACACCTACAGTACCTTTAACACCGTACATATTACTAACACCACCCGTGGTAGTACTAGAATCGTGAATAGCGCTACCCGCAACACCTGTTACTTCAGCTGTTTTTTCTGTTGTATTGTTGCTTTCAGCATAAAAGTAACCACCTCTTAATTGATCGTTAAATCCAGTACTTCTTACATCTGCGTGAACACCATAACTCCTTACTTCGTTAGCATCGTCGCCATCCATGCTACTGTCTAAGTCAACGTATAAACCACTGAAAACTCTATCTGTTGTGGTTGTATCTGCCCCACTATAATTAGCATCAATTTTAAGTGCTTGAGAAGCTACATTAGAATCATTTCTCGTGTGACTTACTAAAACCGTGTTAGCTGAGTCACCGTTTCCAGATGCTACTTGTAGCTTATGAGTTGGCGCGGCTACGTTTACTCCTAAATTACCAGTAATATCAACTCCTGAGCTTGTAGTTTCTAATCTTTTTGTCCCGTTTTGATAAAGCTCAATATTAGTAGCGTTTATTGCACCACCCATTTTCATTATAGTAGCAAGTCCAGTACCTTGAAATTCATAACCTCCAAATTGATGAAGCGCATGATTTCCTCCAGAAGAAGTAAACATCATGTAGTTAGTCGCGGCACTATCATCGAGATAAACATCCATGCCATCTCGCCATCTCATTCTGTTATTATCAAGAAGTTCGATAATGTCGTAATCAGTGTTTACGGTTTTAATTGACGCGATATTACTTCCAGCATCTCCTCTAAAAAGTATTTGGGTGTCTGCTTTTATTATAAGACTATCAGTACCTGTAATTATTGCACCACTATCCATTGTACCACCCGCTAATGGTAAATCATTATCATTACTATCATCTCTCCATGCTGGGTTCCCGCCTGAATCAGTTTTCCATACTTTATTAGATTGACCATTACCACTAGCAACATATCCTGCCGCTGTAGATGAATTTGCAATCCAAGTATTCGTGTTGGCATCTGATCTCCATGCTGGATTACCACTACCATCTGTCTTCCAAACTTTATTAGCAACTGCTCCTGGAGCTGCTACATAACCCGCGACATTTAAAGAGTTTGCAATCCAAGTGTTTGTATAATTTCCACTATGGATATTTGTAGAACCTTGGTCTGTCGTCCAATCAATGATTGAATTTCCACTAGGTATTGTAGCATTACTAAAAGCAAGCGATCCTAGATCTCTTTTTTCTACCTCGTTACTATTCATAACTAAAGCAGTAGCAGATGAAGTATTAGTATCTAAAGTGTGTATTTCTAGTTTGCCTTTAACTTGTACATCATCTTGAAATATTCTATCTCCTACTTTATCTACTCTTATAATTTTCCATCCTGATATGTAACATGCTCTTGTTCCTGTTCCTGCTCCCCAATTAAATAAAGCCAAAGGAGAAAAATAAGTAGCGTTTGTTTCAAATGCACCTGTGTTTGAATTATGATGCCCTGTAATATATCCACTAACTTTTGTCCAAGTAGTAGTTGGGTTTTGATTTGACATAACCCAATATCCATAAGAACCAGGGTTACCTAATCCAGAATCAGGTGCTGTACGGTCTGCTTCTAAATCAGCGGAGCCCATATAATGGGTTTGTCCAGATCCTGCGTTTTTAATCCAACATTCTTGATAATAAGTTGCGTCTTCATCAATTGGAATTAGAGGAAACCCTGATGAATAAGGTGATCCTACGCCTACATCCCCATTTATGTAAATAGAATAACCTCCTGGTGCATTTGCTTCAGTAGCCCAACTAACATTAGTACTGTTAAAATATGATTTTAATTCTTCTTCATCCCAAGTTGGATCAATCTCAAAAAGAGTTTCGCCTGGAGCATAATGACCTAAAGGATATTCAGATGTTACTCCGTCTTGATGTCTTGAGTTTTTCTTTGATAAGCCACCAGTGAATATAGGATTTGTTTCTGCTTTTCTTGCAAATGCAGAAGATGAATAATTATCCAATTTGTCTGCGTCTAATCCTGAACCTGATCCATCTACAGTCTTAATTGCTGTTAAAAGTTCGGAAGCAGTTGAATAAACATTTGCTTCTGCATCTGTGGGAGCGTGTGCTGCCTGTGAATGCGTATACGCAGTATCGTAGTTAGTTTTATTAGTTGTTGTTAATTGATCTGTAGTCCATACTTGTGCCCAGTCTGTTTGCCATGTGTTACTTTGTTTACTTTTTATGTATAACTTGTTAGCATGAAAATCCTGGAAGCTTGCTGTAGCCCAGCTAGTTGAATCCCAATATTTAATAGTAAGTAATCCATCTGATGCTCCTGTTGGTTCATCGTCAGCCTCACTTACATCCCATATATAAACACCTGAGGTAGTAATAGTGTCTAAGTCGTCTGAATATCTTGTATGTGTTCTTAGGTATCTACCATCGTGATTATGTGTACTTGGTGGAAACGTACTAGGCTTATTAAGTATAAAAGCATCACCACTTGTGGCGTTCCAGTCTGACTGTACATTTTGTTCAGCGTTCGTTGGAGCAAAAGTAGTTGGTAATGCAGATATATCTACTCCATCAACTGTAGCGTTTGCCGCCATTACAATATTACCTGCAAAAGTTGCGTTTTGATCATTATTTAATCTTAACGCTAAAGTTGGTGAGTTAGCGCCTGATGAGTCTGTATAAAACTCCAAATAACCATCAGCTGTATTTCCAGTAGTATCGGTACCACCTTTTATAGCAGCTCTAGTTGTTTTATTGTAGTTACTACCATCGTAGTAATTGTCTGTAAAAGTTATTATAGAACCTTTTTGGTCTGTGTTAGATGTCCAACTGTTGTATAAATCTAAATGAGCGTTTGCAGCGGTTATATTCCCTGATACATGAGTAGATACTTTTGTTGAGGTTATCGCACCAGAACTTATTGTTCCAATATTTTTTAAGTTTCTACTTAAATCTATAAACTGAGTTTTACCACCGTCACCTATGTATAAACCATTTTGACTAGCTGTACCACTATCGGTTCTAAACTGAAACTCTACTCTATTAGACCAAGCTGTATTGTTCTCGGGAAAACCATAAGCAATAAAACCACCTTCAGCTGACATAACAACCTGCTCATTTGATAAGTTTACATTAGTTTTTATAACACTAGTAGTATCACCTGCTCTCAGCCACACTGTATCATCAGCACCTAATGCAACACCTCTGTATTCACTTATTCTTGAAAGTATTGTGGTTTCTGCACCATTAAGATCAACTTTTAATAAAGGTACTTCTGTTGCGTATTCACCTGTATCACCAGATGGTTCGTAGTCAAATAGTATGTAACCATTTGCTGTTCCAAAGGTCATTTTACTATTTATAGTTGTAGTAGGTAGAGTTACAGAACCATTTATGTTAGGATTTTCTAAATTTAAAGTTGTATTAGCACCACCCAGCGTAAGTGTTACCGAACTACTACCGTGGCCTTTTATAGCGCCTGATTGTTCGAATATAATATCAACGTTATTAACACCATCTCCTATATAAATATCAGAAGAACCGTCACCTAATAAAACATCACCAACAGCATTGGTTAATACTAAATTGTTTCCATCTTGATTTATTTTACCTGCATTTAATCCAGCTGCTGTTTTAAACTGCAAGTGACCCGAGTCGTCTATTACTATGTTATTTAAAAATGGTATTGACATGCTTTATATTTTAAATTCTTCCTGATATTCGTTTTCTACTTACACTAAGTTCAATTCCTTTAGATCCTTTCATTTTTAATTTAGGTGGAGATGGAAAAATAATTTTTAAATCTTTTATATAACCTATTTCCTCTTGGTTGTCACTGTCCCAGCTGTACCCTGTAATTAAAGTGTAGCCATATTTTTGCGCGGCTACAGTTAATGTTTTTTGTTGCCAAACACCAACAGCGCTATCAAACCTTACTTCGTCCTTAAACCCATTTAACATACTTTTCTTAACATCAGTATCCGAACTTGTACCATAAGATGTTTGAGATGTATAAGCTGTTTGGTATCTACCCAAAGCATTGTTAGTATGAGGTTTTGCGCATAAGTAAGGATAACTCCAGGAACCACCATTTTCCCCTTTAAACTCACCTTTTATGGTTACAGCTGTATTGGCTGGTACATAGACTACCTCTTGGCCAACCAGATAATACTCTGATCTTAAATTAACAACACTCCACACGTTACCACCATCATAATTAAATTTTAAATTGTAAGAGTTCTCAACAACAGCATTTAAGCTCTCTTCAAAACACCAGTCTTGATATTGAGACATCATCCAATGACCACCACCTCTATAACTACTAGCTCTACTATCACCACCACCGTTTCCAAAGTAATCATTACTGTCTATTACACCAAAAGTATTTGTGTAACCAGCATATACGCCTGGGACTTGTTTGTACCATTTATTTTGTATATATGAGTCTTGAAACACAGCATCTCCTCCACCTGCACCAATGTAAGGTATATTCCTGAAACCATCTATGTGAAATCTTTTAAATGTTGAGTTAGGTGCTTGATAGTACATATACATTGGTCTTTGCTCGTGATTTAACAGTATAACGTTATGTATAGGGTTCATTTCTCTATTGTGATGCATCATCATACCGTAATCGTCAGATCTAGTAAAGTATAAGTAAGCCCATTCGTTTGCCTCATACATACCATCATTATGTAAACTATTATAAGAATTACGAGTAATGTAGTTATTGACATATTGTATATCATGGTGTGAAGACCATTGAAATGCACCTCTTTGACCAGAGTAAATGGATAAACAGTTTCTATGTACAAAACTATGTGGGTGTCTAGTACTCAAGCCACCATAAGTAGGGTTGTTATTTGTGTTTAGTGCAACACAATTTTCATACTTACTTTGACAATCATATCTAGAATCTGTGGAATATTCGTTATCTCTATATCTACTATTGTAACCAGCTACAAAACATGGTGGTTGGTAATAAGTGTTGTTAGTGTTACCGCCCATGCGGTTCCATATTACATCTTTTAACACTATTTCTCTAGTACTAGCTCGACTGTAATCAGTCCAATACTCTACATAAGTAAAAGCTCTTACGTCAGTATCAATAGCGTTTATCTCTATTGATCTATTTACTCTCTGTACCAAACTACCAACATTTCTCACATTTGCTATAGCTGGACTAACTGTTAGTGTGTTACCGCTTTTAGCTGTTACCGAATATTCACTATTATAATCCCAACCTGTATCAATATCATTGTTAACATCAATATTGATAGTATCTCCAACACTTATATCTGCTGCATTGTTAATAGTCACAGTAGTATCATTGACAGCTGCGGAGCTAGTAAGCACAGCTGCGTTTTTTCTAACAGAATGACCTGATAAATGTTTTTTATCTAAACCTGTTTCATAAACCTCTGTACCACTAGCAATAGTTCCAGATATATTTGAGTTTAAGGTTAAGGTTTTTGTTTCATTATTTATAGCCGTTATTGTTCTAACATTTCTGTTGCTACCAGTTCCAAATATAATAACGTAGCCTACTCTGAATATATTACTATAATCAACAACTAAAGATGAGCCTATAGCAGAAGAGACTATAGCTTTTGGCCCTACGAATTTTTTTATGTATATTCTATTATTTGAAGTATCAACATCGTGAACCCAACAACCTTCGTCTGATCTAACTCTATAATCACCTTGACCAGAATTGTATATAGCCACCCAATCACCAGCAGCAAACTCAGTTGCGTCAGAAACCACTAAAGTAGAATCTTCTACGTTGGCAACAGTAGTTAAAGTGGTAGTTGTTGCGCTATCGTCACCTATAAACTTCCATGAGGAATATGTTGTGTTTTCTATCCATATTCCGTGTTGATCTGAATTTGATCCTTCAAATTCTAAAACTATATTATTTCCTGTAGCAGATAACAAAGCACCAGATGAGGTGCCACCTTCAGTAAAATCTTGTGCAGACACACCATTAGTTTTAGAGTAATCAGTAGATCCATTACCCTGCACAGTAACTCTTCCGTTTATTCTTATTTTCCCTCCAGTATCAAAATGCAAACATCCCCTAACAAGAATATCTCCAAAACCAACGCCTGCTCTTTGGTCAGAATTAACAGTGACTTTATGCCCCTGTGATATTGTAAATATGTCTCCGTCAGCTGGAGTTGAACCTCCCCATGTAGATGAACTAGCCCAATTTCCAGATTGACTACTAGTTAAATTCGCCATCTAAAGTCTGTTGTATTTCTGCTAAATAGGTTGTGTCAAGAGAAAGTTCTAAAACTAAATCATCATCTGTATCTATTGTAGCATTGTTATTAACAACAACCGAGCTCTCGGGAATATCACTACTTACTTCGAGCGTTTTCTCGATTTTGTTATACTTTAATTTAATTATCATTTGATTTAATTTATATTAACCTATCTTACTCACAAGTACTCTAATTGCATTTGATGCAGGTGCTGCTGCAAATATAATGTTTACAACACCACCAGAAGCTCTCTGAACATCAGCATATACTGTTGAACCTGAAGAAACCTCTATTAATTGAATTAAAAAGGAAGTAGAGGCTGTTCCTAATCCATGATTGGACTGTGCTGTTCCTGATGCTCCTGTATTTTTTAATATTAATGTCGTTGCTGTTCCATCTCCAATTAAACCAGAGTATTCTCTAGCTGTAATCCTACCATCAACACCAGCAGTTAAATCAACTGAAGTTAAACCTGTAGTATGACCGTATGTGTCTAGATCAACATCTTGTATAACGCTGAGTCCAGAATTATCTACTGAAGCTTGAGAAGACGTATCGTCGTGAGTTATACTTATTGTTGTGTTTCCTGATTGGTTTGCTGTAAATGTTCCAGAACCTCCTAAAGCACCAGTTCCTTGAACAGTAAGTGTTCCATTGTTTACTGTAGGTAAGTTGCTGGTTAAAGCTACCGTTCCTGTACTGTCTGGAAGTGTAATTGTTCTGTCAGCTGTTACGGTTCCTGCTAATAAAGTAACTTCAAAATCATCTGCGGCATTCCCTTCAAAAACAACACCATTTGTTGTTGATATAGTCTCTACATTATTTGTTGTAACAGTTCCTGTAACCTGTAAGTCTCCAGGAATAATAACTGTTGTTGTTGAAGCACCCATTGTAAGGTTGTTTGCTCCAACTGTATCAAAAATTGTGTGAGAAGCTGCTGTTAAGTCTAAATCTGTAAGACCAACTAATGCAGTTATTGTATCTCCTAAAGAAACATCTGTACTTCCTATTACAATTCCATCATGAAATAAATGTACATTATCTACAGATCCATTTACATAGTGTTCTGAGTTAATAGAATCGTCTGCTATCTTAGTTCCGTCTACTGAATCTGCAGCTAAGTGAGCTAAATCGATACTTCCGTCTGTATAATGCTCTGAATTAATAGCATTATCCACTATTTTAGTCCCGTCAACACTATCTGCCGCTAAGTGAGCTAAGTCAATACTTCCATTTACATAGTGCTCAGAGTCTATTGAATCATTAGCTATTTTGGTTCCATCTACTGCATCAGCAGCGATTTGACTAGATCCAACACCAGAGTCTTTAATTTTTAACACATCACTAACAATAGTAAGTGTTGAATTGTCGTCGTTAACATTTATAACTCCAGCATTGTATGTTAAACCTTCTCCAGCAACAGTAGATGCTAAACCTAAAGTAACGTTAAATGCTCCAGAGTCTGTTGAGTTAGATCCAGCTTCAACCTCTAAACCTTCTCCAGCTCCAACAGTTACTGATGAAATATCTCCAGAACCGTCTAATGTAATCCAGTAATTACTTGATGCTCCATTGTGAAACTTAATAGCGTTGTCAGTAGAGTTATATATTACCCTACCTTCATAATCTGCACCTGATAGTGTAGGGTCTGAAGCTACAACCTGCAGTTTTGCGTTATTTAGCTGTAGGTTCTCTAATGAAATGTTGTTTAAAAATTTAATATCTGCCATGGTGTTTTAGTTTAAAAATGCTTTACCAGAAAATTGGTTTATAAATGTTATTGTTAAATTATCTATGTCTGTATGATAAACGTCTCCTATTACTTGAGTCCCTGCCGAATCAACAACTGTTACTGATGGGAATTTATTTAACCCATGATTTATGCTCCAAGATGCCGACGGCGTCGCTTGTGTAAACACAAAATTCTTATCAGTTGCTGCTAGGTAATCATACTGAAGCAAAGATATTAAATAATTAGACTCGTTTTCTAAGCTTGAGTTACCAAATACATACGTTAAGTTCATCTGAGTTACTCCAGTAAACTTCTGAGAGGCTGTAGACGCAGTAACATTGTATATACCAAATTTAGAAGGATCTCCAGACTTTTGAATTATGATCCTAGACCCAACAAGGTTTGAATAATATGTACTCAAAGATGTTCCTGCAAGATCTTTATTTGATACCAACAATAAGCTAATAGATGAAAAGGCAACTTGTGATGATGTTGGAGGATCAAAACTTATTGTCCCATCTACCCTAGAAGTTCCTGACTTTGGTTGTTCATCATAAATAAAAGATGAATTACCAGATTCTATTAATCCTTTTTTATTAAAAAAAGAGACTATATCTCCTAACTCATAATTTTTTGTGGTAATTCCCGCTACATCAGTTCCTATAACTTTATCCCTAACGGAAAGTATCTGATCTATAGCGTAAGTATTTATGCTAGCCATTAATTTATCTTTTATGCAAAGATAATATATTTATGACATGTTATTCTTTGTTTTTCCTAACGGCGCTTCCGTAGAAATATCCGAAAATCGATAGCACAATACCCTCACTTATTCCTATAAGATGAATCCAAACTTCTTTGTTTGACTCAGGAATATCTAGGTAAACAATCGCATATATAATAAAAGAAAATGCTGCTAATCCAACAAGTCCCGTAAGATTAAACATTAAATCAAATCCCCCTGTTTTAGCTTTTTCTACTTCTCTTTTTCTAGCTGAATCTCTATCTGCTACTTCAAGTTCATAAATAGAAACAAGCTCATTATGTAATTGTTTTTTTTCTTCTGGAGTTATATCTGGATCTGTATCTATGATATTTTTTAGAATGCCTAAAGCTCCTTTATCGGGTAAAACATCTCCAATAAGTCCTGGCAATTTACTAAACAAGAAACTTCCTACTTTAGTGTCTTTAAACTTTTTCTTTGGCTTACTCATAACACTCTATTAATTCTTTATACTGTTCTTTAACATTAAATGATGGACATGCTTTTGAAGAAAACTCATTATGCCCGTGAAGAGTAGCGTCTTCATAACTGTCCATTAAATAAGATATTAATTCAGTAAGGCTTTCTTTTTGAAGATCTGTTCTGGTGTCTTTTGGATTCATATCTGCATCACATCCTCCGATATAGCAAACACCAATAGAACCTTTATTTTTTCCACGAACATGAGCTCCTTGTCTTTCAACTGGTCTAGCTTTATCAACAGTTCCAT